TCTGAAATTAAATTACAGAGCGCCGGGTAGTCGCCAATATCCAAAGAGACGCTGCCATTATAAAACACCGGCACGAGACTCTTACTCCCAACACCTTTGACTAGCTGCTCCCGGCTGCCATTATCAACGCCCGCGACAATATGCCCCTTCCCCTCGAGGAAGGTCTTAAGCGCACGTCCGATGTAGCCTTCGGATCCAAGGATTAAGACTCGGTGTTTCATATAAAGAAGTCAGATACATTTTCCTCCACCCAAGCCCTCGTCTCCGGATGAAGCTGCATATTGTTTTTATTCTTTTCGTACCAAGTGCGGCACCAGCCTTTATAGCCTAGCGCCATCGAGGCTCCCCACCAATCACACAACATCTCGAGTCGGTACTTATGGGGCATCGGTAGAACGACAAGCGTTCCATCATCGTTTGGCAACACCCAAAACTGCCAGTGATGCTTATTTCTTTTCTGATGTAGAAGCCACGCGTATTGAAAGGCTGGGTTCTCGGTGATGTTTGGATTATAGAATCCAATCACGTTGCGCTTAAAAGGTTTCTCCCCATAGAAGAAATCAGCGTAGGGAATAAACTCATCCGGTCGAAACTTCGAGAGATCATGAATCAAACCCTGCCAATACAGCCCCTTCTTCCAGCACGCCTTACGGACGTACCAGATGTGAATCAACAAGTATCGTAAATACTTGAGGTACTTCATACGCTATTTATTCCAGGTAATAGCTTTAACTGCCCACATCTGGGCTCCCTGGGCTTCCGTGATAGCGATTGAGATGAGTCTGTTTTTTTCGCTTGGGCCTGGATTTTCAACACGCATCGAGTTTAACAAATCGATAACGTCAGCGTAGAGTTTCTTCACCGCCTGCACTTGAGGGTCACCGGACGGATTGAAAGACAAACCGACTGCGGCCTCCCCGTAACTTAAGCCTTGATCGCCTTTGAGCTCGTTCATAGATTTTTAAATTATGGATTATTTTTTTTAATCATGCGCTGTTCTTTTTTCTGGATCCAGAGAGCTTGGCTGTACTCTGAATCAGCGCGCTTGTTAAAGACACCAGCCTCAACAGCCCGATCAGCTGACACCGAAGGTTTACCGGCAATACCGTGTTTCACCCAGGCCTGGCGAGTAACGAGTACCTGATATTTTCTCTCTTCGAGAATCTTCTCAATCCAGTCACTCTCCTGACCATAGAAGACGAAGTCTTCATCAAAGTAGCCGACCTTTTCAAAAATACTCTTACGAAACAGCATGCAGTAACCGCTAATATGTCCATCAGTCAAAATCTCGGGGGCCTTCTCTTTATAGGCCATACTCTGAATCGTCGTAACCGACGGCTCACCAGCCACCGGACCAACCACTGCAGCGTCTGGGTATTTTTCCAAGAGCTTAACCATGGCCTCGAGCCAGTAATGATTTTGTGGAAACGCGTCAGAGTCAATTACCATTACATAACCGCAGGTGCTCTCTTTGATCAATTTATTCCAGGCCTTTGAAGTATTGCGAGTATTCGCGGTATTGTCGTAGATCGTGATTTTAAACGGGTAGGGAGAGAGCAAAATACCCTTGATGCAATCGATCACAATATCCCGATCATTTTGAGTGATCAGGACAATAATCTCAACGCGCTTCTCATCAGTCACCAGAGGCTTGGCAGCCTCAATTTCAATCGCCCGGACTGCGGCTTCCTCATCTTTGATCACCTGCAAAATAGGTTTTCCCTTGGTGTCATGAGTCTCGTTTCGAGCGAGATACTCTTCGGCATTCTTATGTGTTTGAGTTTTTATCATGGTAGTAGAAGGCATTAACTGTCTTACAAATAAATTTCACGTCTCGAGGTTTGAGCTTGGTGTTGAGCGGCAAGTATAGGTATTTATCCTCGATATAGTTCATGTTTTTAAGATCCAACCGGCGTGAGCCAAAGACTCGAAAGATATCATTGCGTAGATGCACCAGGTTCGTTTCAATGCCGCGCTCTTTGAGGTAAGCTGCCAGCCCATCTCGGTTCTTCACCTGGATGCCGAAGAGCCAACAGTCTCCTCCCCATACCCGATGAATCTTTGGAAGGAGAAGTTTATTGTAGAGATTGCACAGTCTCTTCCGGTGATAAATTACATAGTCAAATTCCTTTAACCCCGCGAGACCAAAGCTCGCATCGATGTCAGTTGGCTGGTATTTATAGCCTGCTTCTTCGATATCAAACGTCATCTCGCGGCGCTCCCAGGCCTGCCAGTTCTTCTCGGCCTTCTTCTCCCGATCAATGCCAAACCAGCGCAGGAGCTTCGCCCGTTCGTAATTTTTCTTATCCTTACAAACCAAAACACCACCGTCTCCGGTGGTAATGTGCTTAATGGCCTGAAAAGAATAACAGACGAAGTCTGCCTGCGGAAAGGTCATGCCGAGACTCTGCGCAGCATCAACAATCAGGGGAATCTTACGGCGCTTGCAGAAGGCAATAATGTTTGGGTCAATGTCAATCCCTCCCAAGGTAACAACCACCACAGCCTTGATACGCTCCGGGCCCGCGGCCTGAAACTTGAGATCCTCAAAGCTCATATTCATTGTCTCCCGATCGATATCAACAAACGTGATGTTGGCGTTGCGGCGCGCCAGCGGAATATTCGTAGCCGTGCAAGTTAAGACTGGGACTAGGACCTTATCGCCTCGTTTAATTCCGAGGATGTGATAAGCGAGCTCAAGCGCGGCCGTGCATGAGTTTAGAAACAGCGCATTAGGCAGGCGAAACTTCTTTGTGAAGGCTGCCTCAAATCGATTAACCTTGGGACCCTGGCCAATCCAGCGCGTCTTGAGCGTATCGTTGAGCTCCTTGAGAATCGCGCGCCGTGGAATGTGTGGCCAGAAAAGGGGATATTCTTTTTTCATAGAAAATAAATTAAAAGCGGAAAGATACCGTCCTCGTGTTCAACATCAATAATCAGGTTCGCAGGTACAGCCTTCCCTGGCTCATCCTGCATCGGGTAATAGTGAGAGATTAGGATCCCATGCCAGTTATCTTTCCGGAGCTTCTTAGTGAGGGCGTAGAGACCAACAAAACCCATGAAGACATAGAGTATCTCGGCCTTTGAGAGATCAATCTTCATATAGCTTTGCTGAATGGTCTCAAGGCCTGCCCACTTACATTCTAGCGCTAAACGAGGGTCGGTCTCAACTGCGACCACTCTCTTCGCGAATCGTCCCATGGCCTTTGCGAATTTACCATCACCGGCTCCCAGGTCATAAACCACCTTGCCTTTCAGCGTCTCTTTGAGACGCTCAACCGCAGCGACTGGTGTCGGTTCGAAGATGGCGTATCTCATATAAATTTTGAAACATCATCAATCGATGTGGCGAGAAGACCCAAGCCTCCATGCAGATTGACCTCGAGTAAAAATTTATCTTGTTCAGGGGTCATCTTGCCGCCAGGGCGCTTAACCTCAATGGCGAGGAAACGACCGCTTGGAAGACAACCAATAATGTCAGCGATGCCTTTATCGCCATATCGAAACGCACGAGCCTCGCCATCCTTCATGGTAAAACCAGTCGAGTGATGTTTAAAGACTAGGCACTTTTTCAGCCGTAGGTAATCGATGATCGCTTTTTGGATGTCTTTTTCTTTTTGTACTTTCATTTTTTTTCAACAAACCCGAGCTTAGGGTCTTTTTTGTGGTCAGCGATGACTGGAGCGGTGCCCTGATAGAGATATATTTCATCTGGCTTTTTTCCTTTCTCCATTCTTCGAGCCATATCAAGTGATGAGGCCAGGATGTATTTTGTGACGACATAGATCCGTTTCATACCGGGATGACGTACTTGGCATCCAGGTGATCAATCTCATGCTGCCAGATTTGAGCTGGAAGCCCCTTAAGATCAACGGTTTTAATTTCTGACAATCCCTTGTTGGCAATGGTTCGATACTCGCAGGTGATTCTATAAAAGCGCTCCACTGAAACCTTTGGCACGTCAGGATATGAAAGACAGCCCTCCTGCTTAAGCAACCCAAAGCTGGTGTGCTTAATAATCTTTGGGTTGATAATAACCTCGTTGGTTGCCGTCACAAAAAAGCGCAGCGGATCTTTATCATCAATCTGCGGATGAGCCACGGCGTAGCCACCTTTGTGCACTCCACGAGGTAACATGCAGAGAAGTAAAAGCCGTGGAGCATCCTCAAGGACGCGCTTCATGTCGTAAGGCGCTACCTCACGAGAGACCTTCGTGTGTGGCTTCACATAGATTTTCTCAATTTCTTCGGCAGTGTTCATATTTGATAGGTAATGTAAGTCGTGTCCCGACCATGCTCATCTTTGCACAGCTCAATCTCAACATTCTTTTTATCGCCAAACAATTCCTTCACATAAGCATCGTCGTAGATACGAATGTGCTCCCCAGAATCATCAAGGTACTCATGATTGCGCGGTAGGTTGATAAACATCCAGCCTCCGGGCTTTAAGACGCGCTCCGCTTCGGCCAGGGCCTTCTTATCGTCGAGACAATGCTCAAGGGTATCGAGCATCACAACCGCATCAAAAGATTTACTCTCATAACCAAGATTTTCAGCGGTCGCCCAGGTAAATTTCATGTTTGGCCGCTTCTTGTTCCACTCTTTATTCAACCGCGCCATGAGATCCTTTTGGATATCACAGCCATGGCAATCATAAAATTCCTTACCGCTTTTCTCAAGCGATAGGTGACGTAGAAAATATCCAGTAAAACAGCCAATATCAAGCACGCTCTTAATCTCCGGGCGCTCTTTGATTTTCTTCATCGTCAGGGGAAACTTAGGAAACTGGTCGAAGGATAATGGATCAGCATAGGCCGACGGCTTGCCATCCTTGTTCCACTTCTCAATCTCCTTAAGGCGCTCTGGTGGGAGCTGCTGATTCATGAAGGTTTTGTGCCACATCTTTGCAATACGTTCCCAGTTATAGGTTCGGCGAGCCCAATCCATCTGTTCATCAATAGCGCCTCGATAATTTACCGTTGAAATCGCGGCCTTAAGATACATAACCGTATGATCGACAAACTCATCAATCATGGCTTTATTTTCCACTGAAAAATCAAACTGATACGGTCTAGCCCAGTCATCTTTTGTTTTTCGAGAAGTTACTTTTACACCGTGTCGAACGGTCTCATCCAAAGCACTGAAATTGGTAGTGATGACAATATCGCCAGCTGCTTGAGCCTTCACAGCAGAGATGCAATGGATCTCTGCAAACTCGGTTGGATAAAGGAAAATATTGGCGCGTTCATAGAGTTTGGCCACCTCCTGATGATTGAGACGTCCCAAAATTTCGATACCAGCTTCTTCCATCTTTTTAACCGTCTCTTCCTTCCAGGCCATGCGCTTAAGATTCCCAGCATGGACGTTGTCCCAAACATCCCAGCCGTATGCCCATTGGGCTCGAGCGGTTGGTACCTGCTCTTTGACACGTTTAAAAATCTCAATGAAGGCAGTGAGACTGCGTTCAGGAGATGAAGTATTGATAATAAGATTCTGATCTTTAGGTTGAATCTTCTCGTTGAATAAGCTGATATCAATGCCGTTCGGAATGATTACAAACTTTTCATCAGCTACATGAGGGTAGAGCGAGCGATGAAACTGGGATTTAACAAAAATCTTTGTCACTGCCTTCATGCGCTTTTCGTTGAGCTCTCCCGGCTCAATCGTATCGTGCATATCGAGATATACGCGAGGAGAATTGATCGGATAATCGAGCGGTAATGGTACACGCCAGATCACCACAACATCCTGACGATCACGAAAATTCCAAGACCAGAATGGTCGATAAGTAACTTTACCAAACTTCTGCTCTTTGTAGCCACAGTTATTATAAACCGTAACGTTCCAGCCCATATCAGCGAGTTGTGCGGATAGATTGATGACAGCCTCCTCGGAGCCGCCAATACCCTTCACCTTCACTGATTCAGGTGTCCACTCTTCGCTCTGCGGGCCACAGTAGAAAACGAGATCACGGCCAGTCGAGGTCTTTTTAATCAGTCGGGTATTGCGTAGGTTACAAATTGCCGGGTGCATCTTAAGCTCATCCGGGACTTTGGCGAGTTCCTCCAAAATCTTTTTCTCGTCGCGAGTGTCTTTGAGCTTTTCAACAATCTCCAGGACCTTCTCAAATTTCACCGACTCCTCCTCCATGAGCTTAATAAGATCCTCGAGGTGTTTATCCTTTGGGTAGATCTGGGCGCAGGCCCGAAGACAATCGAGCGATAACGTGGGCAAGGATAGGGCAAAATAGGCCTTGGCGAGGTTATTTAAGGGCACATAATCATAATCCCTTGGATTGTAGACAATGATCTTATAGTAAGGCGCAGGCTTCGTCAGGCCCTGCTTGTAGTAATCGACTGCCTTGGCATATTCCCGCATATCGTAGTGCAGCGATCCCAGCAGGTTATAGGCATCCGGGTATTCAGGCTTTAAGCCCAGGGCGTAACGCCCCTCATCGAGAGCCCTGGGCTTATCTCCCAAAGCCCAGAATGACTCGGCCCGGCGAAGATGGATAATGTACTTTTCGTCATCTGATTCGGTACTCTTTAAAAAATTATCCAGCGCCTCAATAGCCTCCTTGTTTTTGCCACATGCCTTAAGCGCATTGCCGTAGTTCCACCAGGTGCGCGGATCTTCGGGCATTGTCTTGACTTCATTTTCAGCAATGGCCAGGTTGCGCTCCTTGTTTTCGTTCACCCGTTTTTCGTCAGTCAGATGCAGGACCTCAATATCTTTAATGTGCCAGGTCTTGAGCTTACGATTCTCTCTGAAATCCTCGTGTAGAGAGCCGGCCCATGAGACGCATCCGTCGTTTTTTAAAACACGGGTCTTGTGATGGACCACGTCAGGATTATTATATTCATCAAACGAGTAGAGATAAAACATTGAGAAGGCGTCAACGTCAGGAAACTGCTCGATTGCCGACCGGAGCTTCTCCATGCCGCGTACGACATCGTCAGAATCAAGCCAGAAGATGTGCGTATAGTCTTTTGGCACCTGGGAGAAATTGAAATTACGGGCTTTGGCAAAGTCATTGACCCACTCAAAATAAGAGACGTGAGCGCCATAGAGTTTCGCCATCTGCTCAACCCTCTCGTTAGGCTGCGTGATAGTAACAAAAACGCCGTCCACAAAAGACGCCGTATATTGCAAACACCGACCTAAAAGTTCAGCCTCCTGGTCGGTGCCCTTAACGATTAAACATAATGCCAACTTTACGCTGGATGGTTTTTTTTCCTTGGTCATACTTTAAATTTTTTCAGGTACACCAAACTCCTTTTGAAATGCCTTGGCAAACCAGATGGAGCCAGGGCGAGAACGCCAGAAGTTGATCTCGGCTGGAGAGAGCCTGCTTAGTAAAATAGTATACAACGTTTCAGGAATCTCAAAAAGCTCCCGCTCAATAATTTCTGACCCCTTGGTTGATGCAAACTTGTCTCTTAAGTTGCCCCGCTTGGCGAGAAGGCCAGTGTGAAACTGTGAATATTCTGTGGAATAGATCTCGAGGTAGGTTTTGACGATGCCTCGAATTTTATCTTTGGTCTCGCTTTCAGCTTTGGAAGTAGAGATGATCTGCATACCGTTAAGCGTTCACTCGCTGAATGTGCTCGGACGCGCAACCAGAACATAACCAGATCCGATATCGGCTGGTTTCGTTGTGATCAGTACCATCTGGCTTGGTACCAGTTTTGACTGTTCGATTTTCAACCGGTGGCACGAAGTCACGTCGGACTTTAGTGCCGCAAGGACAGACAATCGTGTCCTTACGATAGCTTGGAGAGATTACATAAACTTCTGGCATAGTAGTTTTTTTTAAGGTTGTTGACTTTCACATTGTCGCCCCCTGCAATGTGAATACAGGGGACGAGCCAACAACACCATTGAGTTATAGAGCTGGTGTGCCACTCCGGACCTTAGTCAATGTCGAATCCGTCAGCGTACCAATTCGAATCCTGGTTGTTGACTTCGAGCGTGAGCTCGGCATCAACAGCGCGGAAATCGTAGGCACCCGAACGAGCCAAGCCAGTATCGATAAACGGCCGATTCAAGTAAGCAATCGCGAGCTTCTCTGGGCGTAATGCCAAGACACGACCCGTCGCGTCACCAGATTGCTGGATATAGCGATGAGTGTGGATCATGACAGTGCCAAAAGAGGTCTGAAAGGATGAAACGGTGCGAACAATCGATGCCATACCATTCGGGGTGTTGACCACCACGTTGGTTTTCTGGGCGAACAAATCGGTCTGTGAGCGCAGGAATGAGCCCATAAACAGATCGGTTGCGACATCGCCGTTGGAATTGTCCCAGTTGCCCTTCATCAGGCCATCCAGGATCGTAGCACTCCAAACGGTGCCAGAATTATGACTCGTGTGATTCGTTGACTTCGACGTGGCTTCAATAAGCCCAGACATCTTAGGCGTGGTACCGGATGCGCCTGATACGAGCGTTGACCGTACAAGGTCAAACTCGGCTGCATTGGCCCAATCCATGAGCGCCTTACGGGTTTGCCGCGAGAGCTCATTTTCGCCGTGATAGTGCTGGACATACTCCTGCGTCTTAGCGACCTTAAACGGGATGACGATTTTTTCCACGATATTGGTCAAACGCGTAGGCGTTGACAAATCTCGGGCAGTGTAATCGGCAGCCTGTTCGACGGCAGCGGAAGACGGGGTGCGGAGCGTATCGACGAGGAAGCTGTGTACAGTATCGATTGCAACGGTCTTGCGCAGGAGATTCATAATTTGAGTCTCACGTGCGGTCAAGATTTCGACTGCATTCAATACGACATCTTCTTTACGAGATACGTCGCCGTATGTGCGAAGTGAAAAATCTGTAGCCACAAATTTTCCTCCACTCTTCTGTGACTATTGGCTGCTAGCTATTGCTGCGGTTGCCCGCCAGGAAAGCTCTCGATAACAGCATCGACGGCTGACGCCGCGGCTGCATCGTAGTTTCCTGCCCGTAATGACTCGCCAGCGTTTTTGAGCTTATCGGGTACAGCACCCAAACCAGAAGAGGGTTGAGCAACTGATTTCTTCTTAGCTTCGGTGTCGTGGGCATTCGCCTTCTCAAGAAGCGTTGAGAGGGTCGGGTCTTTTATCACGTCGTCGAATTTCTGACCTGGCTTCCGCATCGCCTCGATAATAGGACGATGTGGCTCATATTGAGGATTCCGATCAAAGAATCTGTCAGCTTCATACTGTTCGCGACTGATTGTGCCACTTTCATTCACGGGCAACGGTGCGGGTGCCGGAGCAGCAGGAGCTGCTGGGGCCGCAGGGGTCGCCGGGTTGGCCGGTACTGGGACCGGTTGAGCATTGATTTCAGACATAATGGTTTTGATTGCTTGGTCTTCGCTGACGCCACGAGTTTTCATGACGTGCTCGACCACCTTAGAGTATTTTCCTGCCTTACCGACGTAGTCGAATGTGTCCTTGACGGATTTAATAGCGGTTACGTCGTCGGGGAAATCACGCCCCAGAGCCTCGGATAATACCTCGTGAATAGTTACGACTTCTGCTTCGCCATTCCCTCCGCCGTCTGGTGGAATAACGTTGTTTCCATCAGGTAAGGTGTTAGGGTTATTGTGTTCTGCAGACATATTTGTTTTTGAAGTCTTCAGCGGTGATCTAGCTCTTCGACCTTTTTTCAAGAGCTTTGTGCACGCCACACGGAAAAACACCAAACGTGTGGCGTACTCAAAAATCTTGAGTGTTAATCTTCGTTTTTGTTATCGGGTAAACTTACGATAAAACCTTTATTGCGATTCTGGTTTAATAATTCCTTCTGGGTGTTGACGCTCTGGGCATTCCCCTCAACATCGCGCAACCATTGCAGAAGAATTTGTGTCACGGTCCGATTGACCTCGATGATTCGTAACTGTTTGTCGGCTGGAAGAGTCGCATCGATGTTGCTGATTGAATCAAGACCAGTGATATAGTCGATCAGTTTTCCTTTGGCAACTGCCCAACCATCGCTCTTAACCAGACTCAAGAGCTGCTCCCCCTCGGCCATGATTCTCTGTGTTTCCTTGTCTGGCATACTACAGCGTCGTGAGATTGATAAAGAGTTTCTCGATCATCTGTTTGAAGAGAGGATTTTTAACAGCCTTGTCGAGACCTCCAAGAGTCTTAATCATATCAGAAACCATGGCCTTAGTGAATTGATCAGGACCTGTATCGCTTAGTGTGCCCATAACCACAGCCGTCTTTCCGGCCGGAGTTTTAGTCAGTTCATGTGATAGATCATGGAAACTCTTAGAGTATTCTTTGGGAGTAATTCCCGTCACGGCCTTGGCTGCCGTAGGTGCACCAGGAGTTACCGGCGCTCCCGGCATAGCAAACTCGGGACCAATAACTTTGGTCGTAAATGCTGGATCAGTAATATACATTGACCAGCGAGTCTGGACGTGATTTTTAATCGTATCGACTGCGGTTGGATTGTGCTTTACTGCATCAGTCATCTTAGAAAAGAGATCGCCCCATGATTTAATAGTCGTTGGGTCAATCTTATCGAGTGACGATGCCAATTCTGGATTATTCATACCGGCGCTCCCGGCCACCTGCTTTTTTGTATCTTCGATAATGCCCGCGGCGAGCTTGGAATTGAGAGTCTCGTTAAATGGATCTTTGGTAATGTGCTTTGCTGAATGTGGAAAGAGCTCATCGAGCTTTTTAAGCTGGGTGACTCCAGCAGTTTTTCCGCCATCCATGGCCATTAGACCCTGAATACCGGCTTTGGCCACATTGATTAAAGAAAAAATTGATCCGATACCAATCGCCGTCTTCGTGGCATTTATGGCACCAAACATAATAGGATTTTTTTCAATCTCTTGGACTAGCGGTGGAGCAGAATCTTTTGGTAATCCAGCCTGCATGGCTTGAGCCTTTTCAGGCGTGAGTTTACCGGCAGCTGCCTTATCTTTAATCTGCTGACGGAGCGCCTTGTTCATAACTACCGTCTGCTGGCGACGAGGCTCTTCCATCATCAGGCCAATACCCGCTGCAGTCTTTCCAAACGCTTCGCCTCCAGCACCGGCTGCCTCCACCATGTCAGATGGAAGGTTGACAGCCCGTTGGATTGTGTCCGCGGCAAACTCACCGGTTCCCTGCACAATGGGACGGACCTGATCACCAATAGCGCCGACTACCTTTTTGGCACCATTGATAACGTTATTGAATAGCGGACTTTTTGGGACGAGTTGTTGTAATCGATCGAGCAACATAGGGTTAGACTTTAGTGTTCAAGGTAGGAAGATTCGCTCCCTGATAGATCCGCTGCGCGTTTGAGGCAGCGGTACTAGCTGGTGTATTCCCGGCATCAGGAGCAATCGGTCCTTGTGAGGGGCCGGCCACCGGTTCAGTTGGGTTCGGCTGACCCGGGATGGCAGCGGCAAGATTCTGACGACGGCGTAATTGATAGGTGGAAAGACCCATCATGTCAATGGCTTGAGTAACCAGAGACGCTGGATCAATATCAAGGCCTGGGACTGCTGGGACAATCTTGAGAATGTCGAGCAAGTTTTTGATGATAACCGACTTGTCGATCTCTTCGTTGGTTACGAAGACCTGGACATCGTAGTCAGTTAAATTGACCTTCTGGAGCATCTCAACGTAACGATCCTTGCCCATCGATGCGAGCTTGGACATGGCGCGATCGCGTTCAGCCTGGACCTGTAATGGATCCACGACCTTACCTTGCTTGTTGAGCTTCTCAAGCTCTTCATAGAGAAGTTCATTGACGATGCGCTCATCAATCTCGCGCAGTTCTTCCGGATCGCCTGTTAAGCGAATGATGTTTTTGCGAGTGAGATTCTTTTGGATAATCGGGATAAAATGCCGTTTCATCCAGCGCTGCAAGAATAACCCAGTAGATTCTTTAAGTAGAGTGAATGAGCTCTGGGCATTGGTATTCTGGATAACGGCGTTCGTTGCTGGAGTTGAGGATGGAAGCTGCTCACCTGTCACGACTTCGAATGCAGACGTAGTGCGTTCGGCCCATGACCGGACATTCTGCTCATCGTTGTAAGAGCCGGGGCCTGCCTCCTGCATCACAAACTGCTGGATGTCGTCGACATCTTCCACGAGAATGGCTCCATTTGAGCCCAGGCGCTTTAACATCTGCGCGGTAATGCCTCGACCCTTCTTGACCTTAAATAGGCCAAGCTGGGCGATATTATTGCGGTTAATGCGAATATTGATAATCGTGTTCATCCACAGCTGCAACATGATGAGTTTTTCTCCCACGCCACGGCCATCCCAGCGACCCGGGACTTTGATAAACCAATCCTCCTCATAAGGCTTGAGCTTAATCTCTTTAACGAGGTGGACGCGTTTTTGTTCGTTTGAAAATACTCCAGACGCAACGATCTGGCCCTTCACCTGGATTTTCTCATCGGCTGGATTAAACGTAAGCCAGCTCTTTGGAAACCAACCCCAGTATTCGAAAATCTCACAGCGTCGGGATGATGTCTGCTCCCCGGAGAATGGACCAAGATCTTTATCGGTCGGATGGAGATTAAGCGTGCCCTGCATCTTTTCGGTGTTCTTCCAGCCATCCATGTTCTCGACTGCTTGCGGCGTCATGATGACGCGCTCGGCGAAATCGTCCTGCTGCATGTTATCTGCCATCGCAGAGATGTACAAATTGAGCCGATCCACTTCGTAGACACAGGCCCGGTACATTTTCTCATCTTCGTCATACTCTTCGATGGTTTTCCAAACACCCGTACCGTTAATCGCCTTAGTGCGATTATGATTATCCAAAATCTCTCCGAAATTCATATGATCAAGCTGGTTGCGGACCTCGGCTCGGACAATCGATGTTAAGCCAACGGCCTCGGGCTTCTTGGCACGCAGGTTGATATCCTTGGTATCGATATCGGTATTCTTAACCGTCGCCTCCACCATGCTCTCGGTTAAAGGGACCCAGATCTTTTCACGTCCAGTAGTCGGATCAGTCGGGTTGTCAAAGACTCCCCAGTAGTTCTTACGGACCTGACGAATCAGATCGCGCATTTTAAAAGCAACGCGATCAGTCACAAATGCGATCGAAACATCGTTTTCTGCAACGAAGGTCCGGATCTTATTGATGACGAAATCATCGCGTTGTTTCTCTGTATAATTCTCTGGCATAGGAGTGTTTATTTACTCTTATCGTAGCACAGTTGAGATGCTGCGTCTTGTTGATAGTTTTAGGCGTAGCTTTTATTGTATAGGCCAAACTCCTCGTTCTCTTCTTTAGCTGGTGGAGCAGCGATCTGGAGCTGGTAAGCGGCTGCATCCAAGACATCATCGTGGACTCCCCGAGGGAAACGGATCTCTTCTTCCACCAGATCAGCACACTCACCTTCGATATGGAAAATGGAATTGCTCTCGTAGCGTGGAATCAATCCTCGGATTCGCAACTCCTTGTTCTTTTGCTGGTGATCCAGTTCAATAACGGGGAGAAACTTGTTGCGCTTGCGCTGCTCTTCGTCGAGGAATGGCTTGAGCGTCTGGAGATAGATCGTCTTTTCAATGCCAATCTTTTCCGGCCGATACGTTTCATAAATGTGGAAGAGATGATCGATAAACTCTTTCGGATTGATGCGCATCTTGTAGGCCTTGAAGTTCCAGATATTCTCCTGATCCACCCAGTTGATACAGATTCCCGTATTGTCCGCCTCGGCTTCTTTTGAAATGGCAGTATCGCAAGTAACGAAACATCGTGTCGTAATTTTTTCAATCTCTTCTCTCTTGCGGGGGCGAAACCAGTGATTTTTAAACTCCTGCAATTCAGATGAAATGGGTTGCTGCTGGTAGAGCGATGACCATTCGTATACTCCCACGTCAGTTTTAATACTCATAAGCTCTGACACTGGATATTGGGCTGGCCAGAGCGCTTCGCCTGTTTTTCGAAACTCCTCATCGTGATCAGCAATGGCCGGGATTGATAACACCGTCCACTCGTGATTCACGTCATTTTGTAAAATCATTCCAGCGAGATCTGCGTCATGCCAGCGTGTTACCACAAAGACAATGGCAGCTCCCGGATTCAGACGGGTACGAGCCGTTGAGCGGTACCAATCCCACTTGCTTTGACGCACGACTTCCGATTCAGCCTCCTCACGGTTTTTAACTGGATCGTCAATTAAGAAAATATCAGCGCCTTTACCCGTGATCGCACCGCCTGCACCAGTCGCTTTGTATGACCCACCGATATTGGTATTCCAGTTACCCGCGGCCTTACTATCTTCTGCGAGTGTCGTGTTTTTAAAAACATTCTGATACTCTGGACTTGCGAAAAGATTACGGGTTTTGCGGCCAAACTCGACCGCCAGATCCGCTGAATAGCTCGAGCAGATCACTTCTCTGCTTGGGTTTTTTCCTAGATACCAGGCAGGGAATTGAATCGAGCAGATTTCTGACTTGCCATGACGGGGCGGCATGAATACCATCAGCCGCTTAAGCTCTCCCCGCTCAACCTTCTCCAGTAAGTTGATCAGCATCCGATGATGCCAATTTACCTTATAATTTTTAAAATTATACTGGATGAAATTCAGCAGGTGTCGCCGGGCTAACTCCCGCCGCGCTAGTTCCTGGAGCGCTGCTACCTGGATCTGGCGCTGGGTTGCCGACAGCTGTGGCTTCTGGGGCGGCTGGGGTGGTGGTGTCGGGACCGGCTGGTCCTTGGGCACCTCCGGCTGGACTGGTTGTGGTGCTTGGTTGCTCATTGGCTTTGGGTGGTTCTTTTATCTCTGCAAACTCTCCCTCGATCACTTTACCGCTGGCGAGTTCGGCCAGCATCTCGTCTGGCATACCTCCAATTTGATTTTGGAGTAACTCGAAAGCGATAGGTGCGTCGGGATCACCAGCATGAATCATTTTGTCGGGGAAAATCTTATGAAACATAGCCAGGATAAATTTCTCGTTGCCCGCAAAAGCCTTTGAGACAAACAGCTCCTTGATGGAATACTTGCCTGTCTTGAGCTTCCTCGTGATCTCCTCCCGGGTCATGGCCGTGAAGAACATCTCATGAAGAAGTTTAGCGTCTTTTCGCTCTTGGTATGCGGACTTCCGGCCCCCGCCCCTATTGCCTGGGTTTCCGTTATAGTTGGGCATACTGATTAAACTTTTGATTGTTCTTAGTTAAGCAATATTTTAAAGATTTTGTCTAGCTCTTGTACTCAATATCTGACTTCTTGATTTCAATGGTCTTACCGCAGCTGTTACATGGAAAACTTGAATTTTCTGTCTTGCACTCTTTGCACTGAATATACGAGTCGGCATGCACGTGTAGGTTGTCATCGAGGAGCTTCCGAATATCCTTATCGTCGAAACCCACGTCAACCAAAAAGTTCTTGTCAAAGCTCGCCAGCACATCATAATCCCACTCACCGATATTTCGATTCAGACGCAAGTTTAATTCCTTCTCCTCCTCCGGCGTGAGTTGTCTATCTGGCACTCTCACCTCGACTGTGCTAACGCCCTGTTTCTTTAACACCTTGCATCGCATGTGGCCACCGATAATCGTGCCGTCGAGATTGATGATGATCGGATCAACCAGGGAAAACTTCTCAAGCGACGTATTCAAATCCTTGGCCTGCTTCCTGCTCATTTTGCGAGGATTATATTTTGCTTCCGCCAGATCCTCAATATTTCGAGTCTCATTTAACCATTGCATAACGTTTCCCTTTAGCATTTAATGAATGAATCTGCCACCAAAAGCCTGAATAATCTGGGGCTTTTTTAAATTTTCCTAGCAGGTTTCCGCCGCCAGTGTGCCGATCATTTAAATACGCTTGACGTTTTAAACAAAACTCATATAAAATTTCAGCTCGTTGTTTTTTACTTACTAAAAACGGTATCAATAATTCCAAAAACTTCATTGCCGATTGATTTTTTGATATGCCAATCATGTATGCAACCGACCACTTTGGATTCCTCTTTTTTTCTGAGCCATTCCAAAAAGAAAACGTAATACCGTGAAATTCCAAAATTTCTATTACCTTGGTGAGCAAAATCATGTCAGTATTGCAGATCTGAATCAGCGGAGAATATGATACAAAAGATCGATTTTTTCGAGTATCAAAAGCTCTTTTAATACCGATAGATCCTTCACCATCAATAATCCCAGCCAACCATGCAAGATTTTCATTATTAGTAATCATACTTGACAAATTATCATAGATGTGCTATACTTATATATTAAGTAATTATATCACAAATATGACTATTTTATTGATTATTCTTGCCTTACTGGTGTTCTCGGAAGTGTTAGCGGCCAATAAACGCGGTAGAAAAGAATTTGAGCGAGACAATCCAACCGTAAGAGATCCCTTCGAAATAAAACAATAATTACTGTTCGGGTTCGACATTCTGAATCTGCCCAGCCTCAAACACCGGTGCGGCACCTTGCTGTATCGGTGTTTTGATATTTTCTGGGATCTGCGGGACCTTAAATTTTGTCTGGCCGGTCAGGAATTTTTTGCCAGCTTCCGATGCCAGAAACTTACTGAATAACAAATCTCCCACAATCACCTTGATTGCAAGTAACGGATTTGAAAACACGAGTGATGCTTCGAAAGCGATGCGGCCGATGTACGCCGTCTGTGAGCCTTCACTGATCTTTGATCCGCGCTCAAGTGCCTTGGAGAGCTTTGAGATCTCCTGGATATGATCGAATGTTTCGTTACCCAGAAACTTCCGGAGCGTACTCTCCCCGTAACTAGCGATCAAATGATCCAGCTTTGTCGCAGAAAACCCACCCTTTGCCAGTGTAGACTTTCGAAACATATCTCGAATTAAATTGGCCTTAAGACTTTCATAAGCCTGGGGACCTACCATTTTTCGAATACGTGGCAGCTCTGATTCAGTCAGTAATCCTGGGCGTAAGAGTGCTGGAGCGATAATCTCTGGGTTACCCGAATCAATCGCGCGCTTGATAACATCGCCCGATTTTGAGAGCATGATTTTAATATTTTCCTTATAGAAATCATTGGCGGCCTTGATCGCTTCGGCAAGATCTGGTTGTGAGCGGACCACGGCCTTATCACGAATCTCGTCCAACGTGGCCGAGAGTTTCTTTAAAATCGCCTCATCTGCTACCGCCACAAAGTTTCGGTCTGACATCTTGTTGCGCAGCTCCCGAATGGCATTAGTAATATCGGCGGCGTTGAGATCCTTTGAATTGGCCAGGTTATCACGGATAGTCTTTAAAAGTTTCACCTCGACAACTGACCCGCCTGGGAGAATCTTTAAGGCGCTCTCTTTTTTCTCAAGCACGCTGTTTAAAAATTCAACCGCAGGCTTGATGTCTTTGACCTTCACCGGCACCACACTCTGATCGAGATCACTGAAGAGTTCCTCTTTGGTTTTAATAAAACTCTGCTTAAACTTTGTTGCAGCATCAATCGCTTCTGTCCCAACATCAAGGTTGCGCCGGGCTCCCCCGAAGCTCTCAACAATACTGTCTGCTTCACGCTTGAGAGTCTGTAAGGCTTTAGCGAATTTATCAGCCACACTCTGACCGAATAAACCACGAGCGGCGAGTGCCTCCGCGGCCTGCACGGCCTTTGAATCCGTTAAGGCGGTTGATGGGAGGTCGATCTCCCGAGCCTTGGCCAATTCATCAATTTTAGCGGCATCTTCGGCCAGATTGTTACGTAATGGAGATTTTACCGTTTCGGCTACCCTGGATGTTACTTTGCCAATACCCTTCCCGACAATCGCGAATGGATCAACGGCCCGGCCGACTTCACCAATAGTCTCGCCGACCCGAGCGATCTCGGGCACCTTTGCGAGTCTCCCACCGGTTCGAACGGCAGCGCCCGTGCCTCCCAAAAGTACCGATAAGTCAAGAGCGAATCCGATCGGATCTTCCAGGGCTGTTTTTTTCACATTCTCCATAGAGCCATATCGGTCCTGGAAGAATTTTTTTACAGCATCGAATTGTTTGGTTGATGGCGTTTCGGGACCCAAATCGCGGACGTATGGCAAAGATTCAGCGGCGCCGACAGCTGTTTGAAGTATACTCTTGGTCGTTTGAATCGGATGTGCCACGGCCGTAAACACGTTTTTTAAGACGTCACCGCCCGAGCGCAGCAGGGTTTCCACCGGGTGATTCAAAAGATTTGAGCGTGGAAACTTACCGTTATTTTGCGCCAAGGCATTGATATCTTTTTGTGTCAGGCCCTTTGCCACAAGGGCTTGGACCTGTTCTGGCTTGAGTGAAATGGCCATAGGTAGAAATTAAAATCCAAAGAAGTTCATCAGGTTGGTACCCAGATTCTCCCAAAATCCCACGATACCGCCTTCGCTTGAAGGTAGCGGACGATTCGCGTTTGAAGTGATACCTCCCGTAATCTGATTGAAGATGAGCTCCTTGTCTTCTGGTGAGAGCCCATCGAGACTCGAGTTGTTGATCACGCTCATGGGGATATCATTTGGATAATCCGAGAAGTTAATACCGAGCTGGAGCTCGTAGCGATTCTTTAAGAATTTGAGAAGCGCCGTCATATTGTCGCGATTAACCTGCGGAGTTTTCTTTTCGGATGGCAGAGCCTCGAGTAAAAACTTACGCTCATTGTCAGAGACCTGGACACCGGAGAGAGCCTTAATATAGTTCGCCGTGAATGCCGTGGCCGAGGCCTTGAATTGGTTAAATTCAGGTGACGTCGGACCGCCGAATTTCTGTAAGATGCTCTGGGCCGGACCCGAGACAATACCCGTATCAACGCCCGTATCAAGTAGAGTTGCCAATTCCTCGGCGTTTTTGAATGAGGCAATGGCGCCAAACGCTCCATCACGAGACGAGGCATCGGGAAGATCCAGGATTCTCTGGCGTAATTGGTCAGACTGTAGAGTTTCAATCGGCTTCACAAAGCGCGTGCCGCTCTCTTTCATGGCAACCGCGGCAGCCAGGTCATCAACATCGATCTGCGATAGAGATGTTCCACGTGGAACACCGAGCGCCTTTTCCATCTGGGAGATATAGAGCGCCGTGTTGTTTTCTGATGGTGGAGCATACTTGGTGATGAATTTCTCCAAAGTTAAACCACGCTCTTGATCCAGACGGATCTGATTTTTAAGAGCGCTATAGCCTGCCTCGGGAGTTGAGAATTTCGCGAAACCTCCGACTCCCTGGGTAGCGCCGGTCTGACCCACAAAGCGTAGATTGCCTGGGTTATTGTTCTGGAAAGCCAGTGTCCCCTGTGGGATTAAGACTTGTCCTAAACCACCGGCGTCAATGTTTGAGATGATTGCCACGGCATCCTGGAGATTACCGGCAAGCCCGGCATCAATAAGATCTTTGGAAAGGCTGATGTAGTCTTTGGTACCCAGCCGATCATCAACCAGCTGCTTATTTTTCTGGGCATCAAGACCTTCGAGCACGAGATTTAATGGCAGGCCGATTTTAGCGGCCAATTGTCCGAGCTTCGTCTGCATATCAGGGGTAAGGTCGTCAGATCCCACGCCATCGAGCATCTCAATAATCGTGGTGAAGTTCGAACGGGCCTCATCAGAAAGTGCTTGAGCGCGTTCAAATACCCGGTCTTCATTCGCCTGGACCCGGTCATAAACCTTAAACGCTGTCTCAATATCCTGCTGTAAAAAGCCCTGCCCGGCCTCAAGAGCCGCCAGGTTAGTTTTGCGCTCGTCCTGGGCCAAGCCAAGACGTCCCAGCAGGTTCGCTTCATCGCGCTGGAGTGAGCTTAATTTGAGATTGTAGCGCTTTTCAAGCGAGGCAGCTTGACCAGTAATAAACGACATCGGAATCGCCTGATCTTCGATATTCGCGACCCCTTCCTCGAAGGATTGGCGCAGAGTATTCGCGTCGTCTCGGATTTTCACTAGGTCAGATTGAATCGTGCGCTCATCAGCAGAAGGTTCAATCTGTTTTAAGATATCGGTTCGGAATTTGTTGTTTTCCTCAAGGAGTTTCTGAATGTCCTGGGCAGTAGTTGCCAGGGTATTATCTCCCGTAAAAGAATCAGACGTAAGAGTTTTTGGAAGTTCAAGATTAACCGGCGTGGTTGGAATATCGGGAATGAGTGGCGTTTGTGCCGTTGGCTTTTTGAAGAGCGCCTGAATCGCCGGATCTGTAGCAAGACCACCAACCTGCTGTCTGACCTGTTCGGTTGGCAGTTGAAAATACTTATTGAGCTCTGCCTGGGTGGCGTCACGCCCTAAAAAGGCCTTATACAC